CTGGAGCGTCACAAGCAGCACAAGGTTTAGGATCTTTAGTTGGTCCAGATGCATACAAACCTTTTATGTCTCCATACCAACAACAGGTAATGGATGCAACGTTATCAGAATTTGACAGACAACAAACTATTAACCAACAAGGTTTAAGAGATCAAGCCATTGCATCAGGTGCTTATGGTGGTGGTAGAGAAGGTGTAATGCAGGCACAATATATGAATCAAGGTGCAGCAAACAGAGCACAACTACAAGCACAATTATTAAATCAAGGATTTATGCAAGCACAACAAGCAGCAGGAGCAGATCTTGCAGCAAGACAAGGTTTAGGAGCTTACCAACAACAATTAGGTCAAGCAGATCAAGCATTTGCACAAGCAGGATTAGACGCAAACTTACTTGCACAAAGAGAAGCTTTATATGAACCGTTTACAAGATTAGGTTTAGTTGGACAACAACTAGCAGCAATTAACCCTGGTGCATTTGGTTCAACAACTGTTGGTTATCAATCAAGCGCAGCACCGGCAAGTCCAATGTCTAGCTTCCTAGGAGGCGCAGCAGGAGCTGGCGGTGTATTAGGTAAGTTAGGAATATTTGGCTAATGAGTAGAATTTTAAGAAGACCAATGTTTAGAGGTGGGCGTGTCGATAGTCGCGGAACGGGGATTACGTCTGGTCTAGGTTATGAAAAAGGCGGTAGAGTTGGTTATCTTACAGGTGGAAGCACGGGTAATCCTTTTAATATTAATTTAGGAGGTGGAAACCCTTCCGTTTCTTCGGGTAGAGCAATATATTCAAGTCCTGCTGGACCACAATTACCCAAAGGATTAACTTATCGGGGAATATTAGATGCAATGAAAACAGGTGGTAAAGGTATGTTAGGTAGACTAGCTGGATTTAATCCTTTTTCTGCAGCAGGTATAACAATGGCATTACCTTTTGCACCAAGTTATTTTATGGCTAAAGCTAATGAACCTAGAACTGTAGAAGCTTTAGAATATATGAAAAGTATGAATGATAGTGGTGTGTTTGATGAAACTGCTGGACCAGGAGATTATGAAGCTTTTACAAAACAAATTGATATATTAAATCAAACTGGAACACCTTTAAAAGATTCTGGTGTAGGACTAACTACAAGTCAAGAAGATTTGTCTAAAATAATAGATGATATTCGTATTAAAAAAGAAGAAAAAGCAAATAAAAACAAAGAAACAGATACAAGCACAGGCACTGGCACTGGCACAAACGAACGATCTAGTGATGATTTATTAAATATAGACAAAGAAAAATTTGCAGAATTATTAGGTGGAGACAAAGCTAGAGGTGAAGACATTTCTAATATGTTATTAAGTTTTGCAGGTAAAGCATTAAAAGATGATGCAACAGTTAAAAGTTCATTTAGTGAATTCTTCGAGGAAGAAGCTAAACGACCAAGTAGCAAAACAAAAGTAGATCAAGCAGCTGCACAATTAGCTATTAATAAATATATTAAAGGTGAAATATCTAGAGCAGAATTAAATAAATTATTAGCACTTGATAAAGCAAAAACAGACTTGGGAGATGCTGCTTATATTAGTGATGCATTACAAAAATCTACAGGTTTTGTATCCGGAGTTAAACAAGGTCTTCAAAGATCAAGAGGTGGAGCGTTAGAATTTGTAGTTACAGATTCTGAATCAATGTCCGAAGGTAATTTTAAACCCGGACCAGAAGATATAGGTAAAGTATTTATAGAAAAAGATACTAAAAAAGTGTACGAATTCAACACAAATTATCAACCTGTTCCTATTTATTCAGGATAGGAGGGTAAATGCCTTTTATTAATAACCCAAATTCCAAAGATAAAGTAAAAGATACAGGTTTAGCAACATCAATTGCAGCTGGATTAGGTTCAGGTATATTTAAAATATTTGAAGGTGCAGCTACATTAGGCGCAACTCTTTTAGATTTAGGTGTAGATAAAAACAGAGCAGAAGCAGTTGAAGCATTTTTTGATGACATCAATCCTTTTGATGAAGCAGCGGAAGCAACAGCTGCTGGTAAAATTACAGAACTTATCGTTAACATTGGTGTACCTGGTGGTCTTGCATTTAAAGTAGGATCAGGTTTAACTAAAGCAACATTACAAGCAAAAAAAGCTGGTAAGTATTTAAGTAGAAATGAAAAGTTAAAAAGATATGGTAAAGGTGCATTAGCAGGCGGTGCAGCAGAGGCAGCTTTTGTTGGTGATGTAGAAGACGCAGGAACCTTTGGAGATTTTTTAGGAGGACCCACAGAAATAGATAGAGAATCTAATACACCAGAAGCAGAATTAGCAAACAGATTAAAATTTGGTATTGAAGGTGGATTATTTACTTTAGGTATTGGAGCAGGTGCAAGAGGTATATCTAAATTAAGAAACCAAGCAGGATCAGGTAAGGCTATTACAGACCCTGTATCAAAATGGATTGATAAATGGATATCAAGACCATTAAGAGCAAGAGGACCTGCAGCACAAGAAGGTTTTGAGGCAGAAAAAGCATACCAAGGATTACTAGGTAGAGATACTAACATAGCTGAAAACGCTATGATTAAAATAGATACAATTACAAACAGAATTCTTAAAAACTTTAAACGATCTGGTAATAAAGTAGACGCAGACAAAAGAAAAGAATTATTAAAAAAGATGAATGACATCTTAACAGATGGCAACAACTTAAATCCTAGTATTGATGATGCGGGTAAAGTTACATTAAGAACTATTGATCCTGACAAAGTTATAGATTTTTCTAATGATTTAATAAATAATTACAAAGCAAATCCTAAAGACGTAGCAGAGCTTGTAGAAAACTTTAACGATATGCGTGGAACGTGGTCAGAACTATTTACATTAATGGGTTCAAGATTAACACCATCTGCATTAGAAGACTTTCAAAAAGTAATACCAAAACAAATTAACGATGTATTAGATAGAGGTTATGAAGTATTTAAAAATAATCCTATGTCTGTTGCGGATAACTATGGACCAAGTAGTAAAGTAATTAATAAAGCAGTTCAAGATTTTAAAGACGTAGCAGCAGACAAGGGTATTACACTTTCTGATGATGTAGCAAAAAATATGGTTAATGAAGTATGGGCCAATGCTAAATTACCTAGAGGTGTAATGTTAAATGAAGGAACAAAGTCTGGTGTAGTAAGACTAGGATCAGTTCCTAATTTTTTTTTAAAATCAGAAGCAGATAATTTGTTATCTAAAAAAGGTGATTTTGTAAAAACGTCTGGTGGTAAAAACTTGTCGGACTTAACAGGTGTTGGACAAGAAATTATAAAAAAATTATTAGGTAAAGCAGAAAACCCTATGTCAACTATCGTTGAAGGCACTAATGCTTTGTCAATACAAGTAAGATTAAATCAATACCTAGATGATCTTGTTAAACAATCCAATGTTTTAAAAAAAAACTGGGATGAGTGGAATGCTGGTGGTAGAGTTGGACCAGAACCAAGAGTGCCTTTTCTTGTAGACAACCCTGGTGAAGCTAAAAAATATTTTGGTGCAAATGCAAAGAACAATGTTGACTATGAAATTATTGCACCTGCAAAAGGTGGGTCAATTAGATCTACAAAACTTGGTAGATTTGAAGATATAGATGCAAAAATTAAACCTGTTGATGAGATAGAAGCAGCAAGATTAGAGGAACTAGGAATTATAGATGAACTTACAAATCCTATTGCTGGTAAATATGCACTATCTGATTATGCACAGGCATTAAAAGAAGTAGACAATTTAAAGAAAAAAGATTTACCAGCAACATTATATCAAAACCTTGTGTTGTATCCTAAAGCTACGTCACAGATGGCTAAAACAATTCTTGCACCATTCACTCACGCAAGAAACTTTATTAGTGCTGCTGCGTTTGCAGCTGCAAATGGTTTTGTACCATTTGGTAATACTAAAGATGTTAAGAGAGCATTTGATGCATTGCAATTAAAAGGATTTAGAAAAGATAATGAATTTTATCAAGAGCTATTAGAGCTTGGTGTGGTTAACTCACAAGTACAAGTAAGACAAGTTATGGATCTAATGGAAGATGTTAAGTTTGGTGAAGTGTTAAACAAAGTAGGCGCAGACTACAATGGTTTTAATACTTTTATGAAAGGATTAAAGAAAACACAAAAGTTTGCACAAGATGCATACACAGCTGAAGATGATTTCTGGAAAATATTTACATACCTCGGTGAGCAATCAAGATTAGAACAAGCATTTAAATCAAAAGGTCTACAGTTTGGTGATGATATTGTTGAGGTTATTACAGATGCAGAAGGTAGAAAGTTTGACAGAAAGATTGGTGTGTTTAATGAAGAGTATTTAAAAAAACAATCAGCTAAATTAGTTAAAAATAATATACCTAACTATGCTTTCGTATCAGAGTTTATTAAAGGTTTAAGAAAACTACCTGTTGGAAACTTTGTAGCTTTCCCTGCAGAGATTATGAGAACAGGTACAAATATAGTTCAAACAGCGTTAGATGAAATATTTTTTACTGCAAAAATAAATGGTAAAGAAGTTAATCCATTAAGAGCTAGAGGATTACAAAGATTAACAGGTATGACTGCTACAACAGCGGCACTACCTCTTGGTACAGTTGCAATGATGCAAACTTTAAACGATGTAAGTGATGAAGAACTTGAAGCAATGAGAAGATATGTACCTGAATGGTCTAAAAATTCTGTTCTTGTACCATTTAAAGATAAAGAAGGTAAACTATCTTACGTAGATTTTTCACATTTAAATGCATACGATACTTTGACAAGACCATTACAAACTGTAGTTAATGCAGTTAACTCTGGTAGAGCGGACAAAGACGGTATTATGGATGATTTTATTTTAGGTTTAATTGAATCTACAAAAGAAATTGGTCAACCATTTATATCAGAATCTATTTGGACAGAAGCATTACAAGATGTAGCTCCTATACTTGGAAGAGGTGGTGTAGATGCATCGGGTAGAGAAATTTATAACAAAGATCCTGCAATTGATCCCATTGGTAGTAAAATTATGAAATCAGTTGCACACCTTGTTGAAGCACAAGCACCCCTTAACTGGAGACAACTTGGTAGATTAGGTTTGGCGATTAGACCTATAGATAGTTTAGGTAGGTTTGATGAACGTGGTAATGAATATGAATTAGGAAATGAATTACTTGGTATTGCAGGTATGCGTAGGGTTAATGTAGATCCAAGAAAATCTTTAAATTATAAAATTACAAATTTTAAAGATGGTATTAGAAATGCTAGAAATTTATTTACAAGAGAAACTTTAAAAGGTGGTGTAGTTACACCTGAACAAATTGTAGATGCATATTTAAATGCTAATAGAGCTTTGTATGATGTTAATAGAAGAATGTTTTTAGATATAGACGCAGCAAAAGTATTAGGTATGAATGAAGATTCTATTGCAGAGAATATGATTAACAGAGGTGAACGAAGAGCGTTTGGTTTTTTAAATGAAGGATTGTTTAGACCTTACTCTGTATCAAGAGATGTAGCAGAATTGTTTGATATAAGATCAGCAGAAATAGGAGCACCAAATGCTTTTGAACAAGCTGCGGATGTTTTAGATAGAATAAAAGATGTATTATCAGAAACTTCTTTAAGAGGAGATGTATTTCCTAATATAGAAAACCCTTTTAGTAATTTACCAGAACCCACATTAGGCCCTGCAGCGTCATTACCAGGCCTACCACCTATGCCAAATTCAGCACTTGTAAACAATGCACAGTTTGGTAATATCGATCCCGTAAGTAGATTAACATTAGCGGAAGAAACTTATTTAAGTCCACTAGAACAATCTTACAGAAAAAAACAAAGAACAGTATAATGGCAATAGAACCTAAAAATACACGAGAACATATCATATCGCTTTACGGACACATAACAGGTCTAAAAAAAGATATTAACCAAATTAAGAACAATCATCTTAAACACATACACGAAGATGTAGAAAAATTGGGCGGTAAGATAGATAAAGTCTATTGGGTTCTTTTAGCGGCAGCGGGAACTGCTGTACTTTTCGTGTTAGAAAAATTTATATGAACTTAAGTCGTAACTTTACTTTATCAGAATTAATCAAATCAGATACTGCTATCAGGAAAGGTATCAACAATAATCCTAATGCAGAACAAATAGAAAAATTAAAAGCACTGTGTGAAAATATTTTACAGCCGGTACGTGACCACTTCGGCAGAGTTAAGATCACATCGGGATTCCGTAGCGAAGAATTATGTATAGCTATCGGTAGCTCTGTTAATTCACAACACGCCAAAGCAGAGGCGGCAGATTTTGAATGTATTGGAGTTGACAACGCTGAACTTTTTGATTGGATTAAAAATAACCTTACACCAGACCAGCTCATACTCGAGTTCTACACACCCGGAGAACCCAACTCGGGATGGATCCACTGTAGTTGGATACCAGATCAACCAAGAGCATCATTCTTACACGCATATAAGTCAGAAGGTAAAACAAAATACAAACCTGTATTAGGTTCAGCAAAAAAATTAGTTTAGTCATATCAAACCAGCTGCTTTCCGTGCACGTACTAACAGCCGGCCAAACTCCAGGTCCCTACCCTTGCAGGTCATCGGTAACGTCCAGGGAAATGCCAGTGGCAAGATTTGTACGCCCTTGAGCTTTCAGTTTAAAATTTTTTAAAAGAAATTATTTTTATCCTATAATATCCTACCTACAAATGCAACCCATAAAATTACCAGAGCCATCATTCATTATATGTAGATTCAAAGTATATACATAGCCCGTAAGTTTTTCTCGAAATATGTCACATAAATCAAAACAATCTACATCACCAGTTATTACTATGCCTTCCATAATTTGTTTTGTAACAGGTATCAATTGATACAGACCATCATTTAAAATTATTAGATCCAATCTCTTAACTCCTCACCCATAATTTCTGTAGCTATATTGATCTTTTTACGTAAAGCTTTTCTAATCTTTTCATCTATAGTTTTTGGTGCTATAAGGTCGATGTATGTTACCGACTTCTTTTGACCTATTCTGTGTGCTCTGTCTTCTGACTGTAGCCTTTTTTCTAAATCATATCCATTAGAATAATAAATCATATTGTTAGCAGCCGTTAAGGTAATACCATAACCACCTGTCTGTGGATTACCAACAAAGAATCGTGCATCGGAGTCTGGGTCCTGGAATCTTTCTATATTTTTTTGCCTTGTTTCTGCTGGAATTGCGCCATAATATTGTACTATAGAACTCTCGCCATATTTTTTAGATATAGCTTTGACTATCTGCTTAATATCATACACATAATTAGCCCATATAATTACTTTACCTTCTACTTCTTCAAGCAATTCTAACAATGATGTCATACGATTGTTTTTAATTTCTGTAATAGTGCCATCATCATTCTTTAAATGACCACACGTGATCTGATGTAAACGCATCATTTGTGTAAGTATGTGTGGTGCTGTAGCCATCTTACCTTTTAGAGAAGCGAGGGCCGCGGATTTCATAGTAGAATATATTTGTTTCTGTTCATCAGTTAGTTCTACTTCTCTTTGTATGTAAGTTTTTTCTGGTAGGTCCAGACAATCTTCTTTCAATACTCTGTAAGAAAAAGGTTTTAGTTTTTCTGATAACTCACCTAGTTTTTTATAACCACCTACAATCTGTACTTTACGTCCACCAAAGTTACGATCTAGCATTGTTGCATATCTATTTCTAAATGCATAATAGCTATCAAACCCTAGTAAAAAACTGTCAAGAAAACCACACTGTGTATACAAATCTAGTGGTGATTTAGTTACAGGAGAACCTGTAAGTATTCTTCTGTATTTAGCAAGTAAACCTAATGCAAGAATAGCTTTAGTTCTTTTAGCCGTAGGTGTTTTTATAGTTGTAGATTCATCTATAGCCATCAGTGTATTGTGGCAGTTAAGAAACTTTGTGGCAAACTCTAGGCCTTTCTTTGTCGAAAATGCTTCTACATTCATTACAAGGATGTGAAGGTCTATGTCTACTTTAAATAATTGCTGATACTCTTTATCCTTTGTTTTAGATGTAGTCGCAGTCCATAGTACCGTTTTATGATCTATATGACTAGCTAAATGATTTGGTATTTCTTGAGAGAACCAGTTTCTATAAACACCCTTTGGTGCTATAATTAGTGCCGCATTTATTTTACCTTTATCATACAGCATAGCAATATTATCTACTAACACTTTTGATTTACCTGTACCCATTTCCATAAAGTATGCATACTCTTTTTTATCCCACGATTTTTCTAACGCAGTAATTTGATGGGCGTATGGTTTTGTTTTAAATTTATAATTCATAATTTTTTTCTTCTTTCTAGTTGACAATTATATAAATACTATTATATCTCTTGTCAAGAAGTAAGAAATGAAAAATAAAATATTTGAGTTATACAAACCAGATTCTTTGGCAAGCTTTTTAGAATTTCATAAAAGCAATCCTAAAGAAAAATTTGTTTATGTAATTCAACAACCACCACCTAATATAAATATATTAAGTGCGTCTGATTTTGGTTATCTTGTAATATGCTTACCCAACAGGGACCAAGCAATATTTTCTACTGCACCATACGTGCAGAAGATGAGAAAAAATTTACAAGATTTTCGTAAAGAAGATTATTTACTTGCTGTAGGAGATCCTGTAATAATAGGTATCTCAACTTGGCTAGTAGGTGAAACTACAAACGGACAGTTTAATATGTTGAAGTGGGACAAACGTGAATATAGATACTATCCATTAGAAGTGGACGGATATCAGAAAGGATAACAATGAGTGAAGTAAGAAATATGATGCTAGAAGATTCTAAAGATCTTTTAGACAGCGTAGAAGTTACAACTGTTGCAGATGAATGTGTAAAGTTGAAACAAAAAGAAGATGAGATTGCTGCGTTAGAGGAGCAACTTAAAAATAAAAAAGCAGAGGCTGATGATATCAGTTCTCGTGTGATACCAGAATTACTTGCAGAGCAAGGATTGTCAGAAATAAAATTAGCTGATGGATCTAAAGTATCTGTAAAAAAAGAATTTAGGTGCACTCTTCCAAAAGATGAAATGAAGAGGGAAGCAGCCTATGAATGGCTTCGACAACAGGGGTTAGGAGATATTATTAAAAACAATGTCTTTGTAACTTTTGGTAAAGGAGAAGATGACAAGGCGAAACAATTGTTGGACCTTGCAGCAGCCAATGGGTATGAGCCGCAACAGAAATCTGATGTGGCTTGGATGACATTAACTGCTCTATTCAGAGAGCGTATCGAGTCCGGGCTCGATATGCCATCTGATGTCTTTAGTACTTGGATTAAAGACAAAACTAAAATCACTCGGAAATAATGGAGAAACAATAATGAGTAATGAAGTAATGAAAAAAGACACTGGATCACTTGCCTTGTTTGGTGATGATGCAGCTAAAGGTTTCGAGAATATGACACAAGACGATATGGCTTTGCCTTTTGTCAGAATCTTGGGACAGTTATCACCGCAGGTAACTGATGGTGATGCAAAGTATATAGATGGTGCCAAACCTGGTATGATCTATAATACTGTTACCAGCGAGTTATACGATGGTAAAAAAGGTATCAAGGTTATTCCTTGCTACTACAAAAAAGATTATCCAGAATGGTCGGATAGAGGGGATGGTCCAGGAGCACCTGTGGCAATTCACCTACCGAACAGCGCGGTAATCGCTACAGGTAAGAGAGATGGCTCAAAGATTAGATTACCTAATGGTAATTATCTTGAAGAGACTGCATCTTACTATGTAATGATTGAGACAAAGTCTGGTGGTTATACTCCTGCTTTGATCACAATGAAATCAACTCAATTAAATGTCAGTAAAAAATGGAATTCTATGATGAAAACCATACAAATTGCTGATGGCAAGGGTGGATTTGCTATCCCTCCTATGCACGGAGTTGTGTATAATCTAACATCTACGCTACAAAAGAACGATAAAGGTTCTTGGTATGGCTGGGTTGTTACACAGGACAGAATTTTAGGACAAGAAGATAAGGCTTTGTACTTAAGTGCAAAAGACTTTTCTGGAAATGTATCTAAAGGGACCGTTCAAACAAAAGCTGATGTGGAAGAGAAAGTATCGGATTCAACTCCGTACTAAATTAATATTGGGGGAAGGCAACTTCCCCCTTTACAAAGAATTGAGAAATGATAATGAACAAATTTAAATCAATATTTTTAGGATTAGAAATCGCTTATGGACAATATCAACCCGGTGAGCGAGGCAGCAACGGAAAGCAACAAGGCAAAGCTTTTATTGTTCGTCAAGACGTCACCGATGAACTCTGGACAAATCACCTTGAAGGAAAAGGCGCAGCCTTGGGCATCATCCCCATTACGGAGAACAATGATTGTAGGTGGGGGTGTATTGATATTGACGAATATAATTTTGATCATACTAGCCTCGTTAAAAGTATTCGGGATCATAAACTTCCTCTCATAGTCTGCCGTAGTAAATCTGGTGGAGCACACGTATTTTTATTTACCAAAGAAAACATTCCTGCATCTTTGATGCAATCAAAATTAAAAGAGATGTCAGTCATACTTGGGTATGAAGGATCAGAAATATTTCCAAAACAAACAGAAATTTTAGTGGATCGTGGGGACACTGGAAACTTTTTAAACTTACCCTACTACAATGAGATGAAAGGACTACGTTATGCTATCAACGATAATGGCGCCGGTTGTTCACTTGAAGAATTTTATCAGCTCTATGATAAATTTGTTTGTACCAAAGAGACAGTCGAAGCAATCAAAACAGAAAAGAAAAAAATAGAAGAAGCATTTCCTGGAGGTCCACCTTGTTTAAATAAACTTGCAACAACAGGTTTTGGTGAAGGTTCCAGGAACAATGCACTATTTAACATAGCAGTTTATTATAAACAATCATCACCAGATACTTGGGAAGATGAAATTGTAAAAGCAAATATGAAATTTATGGAACCACCATTAAGTAATAGTGAGGTTCAACAATTAATTAAATCAGTCAATCGAAAAGGTTATGATAAGTATAGATGTAAAGATGCACCCATCAATGCAGTATGTCAGTCTGGTTTGTGTAGAACAAAAAGATTTGGTGTAGGTTTTGGTGAAGAAGAAATGCCTGTACTAGGTAGTCTTACAAAGTATGCATCAACACCACCACAATGGTTTTTAGATGTAGATAAAAAAAGAATAGAACTAAAATCAGAACAACTTTATAGTCCAAACTTATTCGCGTTGGCGTGTTTAGATCAAGCAAACCTGGTAGTACCAATACCAAAACCAAAAGATTGGAAACAACATTTTTTAAAACCGATGATGGAGGGACTACAAGAAGTAGAACCACTAGAGTCTTTGAATCCAATGAATGAACTTACAGGACTCTTGCAAGATTGGACAACGAATAGACAATCAGCAAGAACAATAGATGATGTATTTAACAAACTACCATACACAGATGAGAAGAGAGAATACACATACTTTAGAATGGAAGACTTTTATAATTTTTGTAAACGAAATCATTGGGAGAAAGATAAGAATCAAACAGGTAATTTAATTAAAAGATTAGATGAATTTGTAGGAGAGGAGAGAGTAAGAATAAAGAAACAACAACCAAGGCTAATTAAAATTAAAACAATGAAGCAGACAGAAGCTTCTGTTTCTAAAACACCATATCAACAAGAAGATTTTTAATGTTTGATACGGACGTTGGAGAAAATTGGCACTTAAGGTTTCGTTTGAAGTTAGAGGAACTACAAAAAGAAAACGAATATCTTAAAATGAAAAACAGATTATTAACAAGGAAAATAAAGAAATATGAAAACAATAATATTAGGACCACCAGGAACAGGGAAGACAACAACACTGTTGAATCTAGTCGATCAGTTCATACAGGACGGCGTTAGACCAAAACAGATTGGGTATTTCTCATTTACTAAAAAAGCTGCAACAGAAGCAGCATCGAGGGCCGCGGATAAGTTTGGCCTGGACATAGATAATGATTTAAGTTACTTTAGAACATTACACTCATATGCATTTAATCAAGTAGGTATGACGAGAGAAAAAATGATGGGTAGTGAAGACTACAAAGAGTTTGGTGAGAAGTGTGGTATACCAATTAAGGTAGCAAGATTCTCTGAAGGTGATGGTACGTTTAATTCAGACAATGAATATCTTACAATAATAAATACAGCAGCAGTCAAAAGAATAGATCTATTAGAGTATTATGATTCTAGAAAAAATATACTAGACATAGAACGAAACACATTATTTTTATTAGCAGAAGAATTAAAAAGATTTAAAAAAGAAAAAGGTTTGAAAGATTTTAATGACTTACTAGAAGATTATATTGCAAAAGAAAAACACAATAAGTTTGAAGTGTTATTTATAGATGAAGCACAAGACTTATCTTTGTTACAATGGGAAATGGTAAGAAAGATGTGGAGTCGTGCAGAGAAAACTTATATTGCAGGTGATGATGACCAGGCTATATTTAAGTGGGCTGGTGCAGATGTGGATCACTTCATTGCACTCAAAGAAGAAGTAGATGACATACAAACATTAGATCAATCTTACAGGATTCCTGGCGGACCCATACACGAACTATCACAAAAGATAATTGGTCAAGTACAAAACAGATTTGATAAAAATTATAAACCTAGAGAAGAACACGGAGTCTTAAAAAGATATTCTGATATTACGCAGGTAGATATGTCAGAAGGTAATTGGTTAGTCTTATCTTCTGCAAATCATTTTTTAGATTCTGTAAAAGAAGTATGCGAACTTCGAGGTTGGTACTATCAATTTAAAGGACGTAACTCTATACCACTTAAACTATTGTTAGCATTAAACAATTGGGAAGCTTGGCGTAAAGGTGCACAATTAAATCACCTGGAGATAAAAAACATATACGAATACCTAGGATCAAATGTACTAGAAGGATTTAGAAAAGGTAAAACATTACACGCAGATCAAAAATATTTAATTACAGATTGTAAAATAAAACACGGTTTAGTTACAGACAATGTATGGTACGAAGCATTTGAAGGACTAGATCCTATGACAGAGAATTACATTCGTAATATGAGGGCGAATGGTGAAACACTAAATAAAAATCCTCGTATAATAATGTCAACAATACACGGAGCGAAGGGAGGAGAAGCAGACAAAGTTTTATTGATGCAAGATATAACGAACGCGGCGCTTGAAACAATGAGTTATGATCCAGATGAATTACATAGATTATTTTATACTGGTGCAACAAGAGCGAAGCGTGAATTACACGTGCTAGATCCAAGAGACTTTGACAGAGCTTATATATTATGAAAATACCAAAACAACATAAACAAAATACCAGAGAAGAGAGACAAATAATACAAGATGCGTTTATGAAAAGTCGTCATAGTTTTTTAGATGACTATGATAAACATCAAAAAATAATAGAAGACAATTTTCCTTTGTATGCAAAAGATGAAACTCAAGTTCCTTGTTTATTAACAATGGATATTATTTATAATTCAAAAGGTCATATGACAGAAAAAGGATTTTTAGCTTATAAAGCTTTTGTTCAAGATGTATTGGATGGTTGGAAACCTCCTGTAAAATTTGAAGTTATTAAAGGAGGAAAAAATGACAAATAAAGAATTATTTAAAGGAACAACATATGATAGTTTAGAAAAACAGGTCGGCGGGAAGCATTATAAAAATTTTCGCATACAGCCAGCACACTTTATAAACGAAAACAAGTTGCTTTTTGCAGAAGGCAACGCTATAAAGTATATCTGTAGACATCAATCTAAAGGAAAAGAAGAGGACGTGAAGAAGGCAATACACTATTTAGAAATGATATTGGAAAGGGAC